ATTTTCCTGTTCCAGATCCTGCAGTAATTGTGATAAGTTCTCCATATCGTATGCCATGTAACTTTTCTTGGAGTCCTTGGAATGGATAGTCATGGTCAGCGGGGGGTGTAGGTGTGGTAATTAATTCAAGCAAAGATTTAGCATCAACAATGCCGTCTGGTCTGTATGTTTTAGCATCCCAGATTGCACGTCTGATTGCCTCGGAGTCGCCAGCTTGTAGTGCATCAGAAGCATCTTTGTACTTCTCAAGCCTTGCAATCTTTGCTTTTCCAGGCGGTAGTAGCTCCGCACATTCTTGTGCTGCCTGTCTACCAGCCTCATCATTATCAAAGAATAAAACAACCTCTTCATAGTTTTGAAGCAGGTCTAAAACCCTTTGTAATGCCTTCTTTGCAGCCTTTGCACCATTTGGTATGGATACATGAGGCCATTTGGGTTGTGCTTCCCATCCAGAGGCTGCATCGAGCTCTCCTTCATATATGGTAAGCCTTGTACCCTTATCTGGGAATAAATTTTGCCCAAAAAGTTGAGAGTCGGTGTTGTTACCCTCCATCCAGAAGTCTTTGTCCTTCGTTTTGACTTTTGCTGCACAAACTTGACCGTTTTTGTCAAAATAGTGCATACGAAGGGTATCTCCGTCCTTGTGGATGCGATATTTACGGCATGTCTCTTCAGACAAGCCTCTTTTTCCTAATTTAATAGGATTACCTTTGAGCATTGCGGTTTGTTTGGGTTTGCCACTATCGTCATCTCCTCCAGAACTATAAGCATTGCATACAAAGCAATAAGTGTGTCCATCAGAATACACGGAATTACCGTCTGACGAACCACAGCTAGGACAGCTGGAGTGATATAAGAATGTTGATTCATCTGAGCCAGTCAACTGGGATTGCATAATAAGCACACCAAGGAAAACCATTCTTTTCTGCCCACATGGAGTAGGTAGTTTTAGAACGCTTGTTTATTTTATTGTGAGGGGATTGAAAGATGATACGAATATCAAGGTCTGGGTTAGCTGCTTTCACAGCTTTCATCTTGCGTCTTTGCTCTGGAGGAAAGTAACCTTTAGTTTCTAAGTAGACATCCCCAACCTTAAAATCAGGGATGTACTTAGCTTCTATGGTGTATGTCAGCTTTTCGCCCTCATACTGGTATGGTACTTTCATCTCGTCAAGCAAGTCAGCAACCTGCTCTTCCAAATGACTACGCATTAGAAGTCGTCCTCTTCTACAGAGCTAGGAGTTCCATCTGCTACAACATTAGGATCTTCGACCTTAAATCCAGTTGACTTACCAAATAGCTCTGAGGCATCCTCGGCTGTCATGTCACCATTGTCTACTACACCAGCTCCGCTGTTAAGACTAACAACTTGTACTGCTTTTAGTTTCAATGATGTACCGATGTCACCGCTTGGTAAGACATATGGTTTTTGGAAGAAAGCTAACTTAACTTTACTACCGCTGTAGACTGGTGTGTCTTTGTCTTGAATTTGTGTTCCTTCTGTATCAACAACGACTGGTATGATCTTGTCGCCATCTCTCCAGCTGAAACGAATGTGGTATGTACCTTTCTGATTGTCTAGCTCTTCCCAAGGCTCTGGCTTGACTGTAACCCTCTTTGGGTTCTTAGCCTTGCTTCTAGCCCATTCTAGAGCTGACTCACGCTCTTCTTCAAGTGTACTAATTAAATCCTCTTGAACAAGTGCGGATAGCTTGTAGCCCCATTCGCCAGGCTTGAGTACGGCTTGAAAGCCATCAAGTGTTACTGGTTCTTGAGTTACGTGGGTGTTCATAATTAACAGAAAAAATAGGTGGAATTAGATACAACCTTTGGGTCTAGTGTCCCAACGATTGGTGGTGGTTCTGAGGCATTGATTGTCTCTGCAAATTTGGAGAGCCAACACTCTTCGGAAAAAATATTGGTATAGGTCTCTCGCACAAGGCGATTGAGTGTTCCCATATCTCCTGCTCTGCAAAGAACAGAGTCATGTATGACTGTGAATGGTTCATCGAATTGAGTAAATGATCTGTGAAGAATCGAAGCATCGAATGAATGAATGTAATTTGGGGCAGTGCTAGACTTATGTTTAGTAGGACTTGGTGTAGTTTTACCAGTAGGTAATCTTACACAAGTACGTCCTAACAACTGCAGCTCCATCTGTTTGGTTTCGATGTCGTCTCTTTTTTGATTGACAATAAACCCAGACGGTGTGACCCATTCAACTTCTTTAGCACCATTTCTGATGTAAAGTCCGACATGTTTCTTTATCCATCGCATCACTTGCATTGGCCCTGGGACTATAGAGTCCATGCTGTTGTATACAGCGTTTACGACCTGTGTGAGCTCGTCCTTTGTGGGGTCGATACCCTCTTCAAGTAATGCTTCACGTATGTACTTACGACTACTATCCTTAGTAGCATTGTATGGTATGGTCATTACCGTGCGTTTGCACACGGATCTGTTCATCCAACGGTGCATGTATGTAGGTAAGAACTCTTTTGCTTTCTCAGCCACCGCTTTGTAAGCGTCACTAGGTTTACTACTAGGTACGACATTTACAAGCTCTGCTGTGCTTTTGTCTCTAGCTAGACCAGCAAGGATCTGTAGACCAGAGCATGTTGCATCAACTGCAACCATAAGACCAGTTGTTTTCTTGTCTTTAGCTATACAGCAGTGGTAGTATTCATGACAAGCAGCCATAAATTGCCAAGGCTCGTCAACTTCTTCCCAAAGGTGTAAATATCCTTCTGGGTCGGTAGCGACCTTGGTTATAAGGTCAGTGTTATCAGACACCCATTGATGTCTGTCCTCTAGTGTTTCTTTGTCCAGTCCGTAGGTGGTAGCTACTTGGAAAGATAACCAGAGTTCTGCCTCATCTGTCACACTAGACTCATCAGCAAATCGCAATAATGCTTTACCAAAGTCTGTGTCTTGTGGTGTTAGGAAGGCTGGTATAGGATATGCTCTACCTCTGTAGTCGAAAGACCAACATAAATAAAAGACATCATCCTTAAACTTCTCAGCAGCTTCTAACTGTGTGCGTGTCCGCACTGATCGTTTGAAGTTTATTCGATCAGCATTGTGAGCCTCTGCCATAGCTCGTCTCCAAGCTAGGTTGCTCTCCTGATTTTCGTCTGCATCTACAGGACGTGGTAACTTCGTGGTAGGACTAATAGGTATAAACTTACCTATAATTCTACCTCTCAACCTCATCTTATCTGCTATGTGCAGCACGTGCTGATTAACACAGTACTTGACCCGCTGTAACTTGTTTAAGAAGTTCATCGGTGCTTCTCCGTGTATTATGATGGGGTTTCCCTTTCGAGTAAGATCATGACCCTTCATCATACGGTTAGTCAAGTAACCACCGTAGATAATAGTACCATCATCATTGTACCCCCAATCGTCTGGTACGACTAGCATTGGCCAAGGTATACCAGCAAATAACTCAGCAGATTTTATGAGTTCAGCTCGTCTTTGATTAAACAAATCAGTAGGAACTACCCTGTATTCATATCGTTTGCGATGTGTCTTACGTTTGTTAACAGAAAACCACTGTGTAGTTTCCATAACAATTAATAGACCCCACCTGCCAAGTGATGTCTTGGTTTTGATATTCCAGGGCTGCCATCTGATGTCACGTTGTCCAAACTTCTGACTAGCTATGATCTCTTTTTGTCGTGTACCACATGAGTTATGAAAGTATTTCTCACTGATGTAGTGCATCAACGCAGGATGTTCTTTCTTGTACCATCTGAACTTACACTCTGATTCAAGTGCAGAGCCAAGAGCAACCAGCATAGGAGTGATAAGGTTAGCTCCTCTCTGTGTGCTAAATACTCTGTCAAATGTGATCTTGAGTAGAATAGTTGCGATGGCTAGAGGTTCGAGGTCATCAAGGTAAAGAGCTATGTCTTTGTAAAACTTACCAGCTTGACCTGTTTTAAGTTTAAACTTAGTACTTTCGACCTTGGTAATAAGATAGGGTAGTGCCTCTCTGATTGATGACACCCCATAAACGCTTGCGGAAGCGTAGGATTTGCCTTCTAGTTTCTCTATGGAATCGTGAAGCCTTTGCCTCCCACAGCTGATCGCTTCCTGTTCTAGTAGAAACTGTCGATGTAGGTCTGAATGAGTCACCATAAGCTAGGAAAAGAGAGTATTCATAATCATCTAAGCGGTCAATTTGTCGTTGTGTCAAATTAGTCATAGAGTTTACATTGGGGTTCGTAGGGAAACACTTTACAGTACTCCTCCATGTTATCAAAACATTTCCAGTTTGGTAAGTAAAAACCTACTTCATACTCTGGATTACGTTTAGTTTGTAGCAACCCTTGAGCTGCAAGTATAACCATTAGGTTGTCAATGATGGGAGGGCCACAGGGATCTATTTCTAGCATCACCTCACCTGTCTCATCATCTATGTAGTAACCGAGTCGATCAAGTATCTCGGATAAATCGTGTGGATTCATGGTATGTCATGTTGGGTATCCATTACAGCATTGCTAGTCATGACAACATAGTCATCATCATTCATGAGTAAACCTTTCATGAACCGTTTTGCTGCAGTGGCTTGGCGGTATGCTTTTTCCTGTATAGTGCCGTCTTGCTTTACAGCTCGGACGACACATACATAAGCTGCGGGAAGATCCCAGGTGAGAGCTGCCTCGTGACCCATATCAAACGTGACTTGAGTAAGTTCGTCTGTGGCACGCCACTTGTTTAGCTCTCGTATTCGGTTTTCAAATGGGTCTTTTCTCATGTTACCAGATTCGTATTGATTTTTAGTTGGTGGGTTGTCCTTATTGTGCATGTAAACTACGTACTGGCAGCTCTGCATGGACAATGAGATGGCAAGCATAATGAGGCACGCTTTCATACAAGCTCTTCATCAAATCTTTTCATGGCAATCTCAGCTTGCCTTTCCTCATCGTAATAAGGGAAAGCAGCCTTTACCTCCTCAAAGATAGTTTCGAGGCGTTCTTGTGCGTGTGGTGTACTCAATTCAAGTCCTCCTCTTGGTTGATGTTGCGTAGGTTGTGTGCCTCAACAATGAACTTGTCACCGTCTCTTGGACTTTGCATGATACGTCTGAGTCTAACCATTGTGGTGTCAATGGAATCAAACACTCCACATATCGTACCATCATCTAAGTATGGAGAATGTCGTGTGATTGTAAAGACAATCGGGTCGTCACAGCAGTCAAAGGTTTGGATGTACTGCTGTTCTTCTTTTGGTTTGAGGTCGATAATGTCAGCCATGTGATTGAAGCCAAGTAAGTGAGCGTTGCATTGTGGAAGGGTCGTCACCAAACTTACCAAAAGCTACGTTGCAGGAGTCGCAGATGTAGCCTCTGAATCTGTCAGTTTTGTGATCGTGGTCAAGAACCCAGTTAGTAGTATGCCTACCGCATGCTGGGCAATCGCCTGGGGCAGGTACAGGATGCTGCCGTCTCAGTCTACGTCTGACCGTTGCTTGGTGGTTGGAGCAATGCTTGCAAGTATTCTTGCGACCTGCTCCCGCAGTACTGAAGAGCGGAAAGTCTTTGAGAAGTTTGAGATCTCCACACTCTTTGCACTGTTTAGCCTGTCCTGATTTGTAGGCTTCTTGGATCTCACTTTCAATTAACTTCATAGTAATTGGTGTAGATCACAGAGTCTGCAATGTGGTTAAGCCCAGCGTCAGCTAGTGCATCGTAGATGTCTCTGTCTGAATCGAAATCCACAGCGATAGTGGAATTTCCAGATGGTGTATAGGAGTAGCCAGCCTCCAAGATAGAGGAGGCTACACTGCGGTCAAAAGTAACAGTCATGGTTGGCATTAGATTTGAGGAAGTACAGGTTCTTGCACAAGTCTGACCTTTGCAAGTTTTTGTTTGTAGAAAGATGTAGGTGTGATCTCTCTACACTTAACACCTTTAACCTTACAATTAGCGTTGACCCAGAAGCCAAGACTCATGTTAGGTTGTGCAAGTAGATTGGCAATAGCTCTGCGAGATACGTTGTTGTACTCGTAGCGTGTACCAGTTAAGAACTCAACAATGGCTGTGCCAGTGAGTGGAGATACGTCAACAGTCTTGACGCATGTGGAAGTACGTGACTTTGGTTGCATGATGATAAGTGGTGAACAACAGAGGGTGAGACCCTCATCCAACATATTAGCTATGCTGGAGGAGAGCGTCAAGTTGTTTGATACGATTGAGTGGAATTGTTGCGGTTTGCGGACATATTGTATTGCCTAAGCATTTAAGTCTGTCCACCCTACGGGATAGCCCATCATCTCCTCTACGAAGCATGGGTTGAGATGCATAGGTTCGCCAGTCGGAACTGAGTCGGATTCCTGTATCACTCCAGTCAAGTAGCCCTGTTTCTGCCAACGCAAGCTGCTCTTGCTGCCCTTGACCCCTATGCCCTTCCACTCTGACGCTCGTGGTGTTGGCAACAGGGTGAGCTTGTCCTGTAGGTTGAGGCTGTGACTTGTACCTGTCTGCGATAGTCTCCGTCCATTTGCTGTTATCTTGGCATTTGGATGTGCGATAGTATCTTGGGTCGTTGGCGTAGGCAATAATCCAGATGCGTTTGCGGAGGTGGCAGCCACCCACGTCTCGTGCTGATACAATGCCCCACTCAGCATTATACCCGCTTTTGGCAATTTCGTGGAGGATTTGTTGGAAGGTTTGCCCGTTGCTGTGACTAATGGTATTTGCAACATTTTCGAGGAGGATGTACTTAGGTCGAACTTGCCGAGCGATTTGCATAACCCTGTAGAACAAGCCACTGCGAGTGCCAGCTCCCAGTCCAGCTTGTTTGCCAGCCGAGCTGAGGTCTTGGCATGGGAATCCAGCTGTGATGAGATCGTACTCACCGAATCTGTAAGATGTGTCAAATGTCGTGATGTCATCATGGATAGGTACGTTAGGGAAGTTTTTGCGTAGAATCTTTTGACAGTATGGGTCAATCTCTACAAAGTCGAGGGTAGTGAAACCACCGAGGAGGTGTCCAGCATAGGCGAAGCCACCTATGCCAGAGAATAGGTCTAGTACTCTCATACGTGTGGGTGTTTGGGGCGTAGTTTTTTCATCTCGATGTATGCCATCTTACGATAGAATACACGTCTGCGTTCAGCCTCTGCATCTGGGAGTACGTGAGAGTCCTTTGACGGTATCGAAGTACCAGCGTTCGACTTCTTGGGTTGGGAATTGGTAGTTTCTGTCATGGAGGTCAGTAAGTACGGATAGAAGGACTGGGTCATTGATGACGTTTTTGTTGACGAATACAGAACCGTCAAGTATGGGCATGAGTGTGAGTTGTTTAGACATTGTAGATACGTTTGTGTGTAACCCAAGTGATGGCTTGAATAGTGGCTGCGGTGTAGTGCTCGCCTAGCTCCTCATTGATGAAGGCAGTAGCGTCACGATAATCAGTCTTGATTTGTGCACGCAGCTTCACGCCAATAGGTGGAACTTCTTTCATAGTCAAGCGTTGCCCGAACCATACGGAATAGGCATGCCCGTCAATACACACGTCATTGAGTGCGGGGTTGGTGATGCAGTTGAAAAACTCAACAATCTTTTTGCCCTTGAGGATAGTGGCAATAGGTATACGTGTGAGCAGTATGTCCACAGCTTTCTCTTTCATTTTGCCATAGGTACATACTTTTACGGCTAGTAGGTCAGAACGAGTACCGCCAGCACGCCAGCATTTGATGATAGACTCAGCGTCTATAATGTTACGCTCCCATCTGTTATTAGGTGATAGGGCAGCTATAACACCTGCTACGGTCTCAGCTGATACGCCATAAGTCTCGCCAATGCGTGCGGCAATCTTGAGAGCGGACGGATACCAGTCACAACCTAGCTGCACTTCTTGAGACGTGGCAAGCGTAAACTTGGCGACAATCTCACGTGCATTGTGTGATAGTTGGGAATAGGTCACAATTTGATTTGGTTTAGTGTGGTGCGGTATGCAAGAATTGAACTTGCAACTATATGCATATTGTACTGGTAAGGTATAGGGACGGATAAGAGTATAAATACTCAACGTCAACATTCGTTAGTAATCGGTGTGAGTGATAGTTGGACGACCTACCGCATGAAAAGCCTATAAAAGTATTTTATCACTTGTAAAAAGTGGACTGTTGGCAGTCTATAGACTTGGTAAATAAATTGATTTGCTAAATCCTTTTCTGCTTTTAACGGTCTATCCAGCCCACCCGTTA